TATGCGTACTTTTATTTTTTGTATGCATACTTTTTTTTGATGTATCGCGGAACCACCCATAGCGTGTCTTCCACGATTTAACAGTCGCCAATGACACCCCATACTTCTCGGCAATATCCTTATACTTCATGCCGTTTAGGTAGTCCTTGTGCGCTTGCTGATGTGTCGTCACATGGCAGCACCACCTCACTCAATTCATGTTGTTTACAAAAACTATTGGGCAACCTCAGAAAATTCTAAGCGTTGCCCATTTCTAATCACATATACATTTTTATTATTTCCAATAAATTCGATGTACCGCCTTACTATTACATCACAGTATTTAGGATCTAATTCGATGCATCTACATCTACGCTTTGTTTGTTCGCAGGCAATCAATGTAGAACCTGAACCACCAAACGGTTCGAATACAAGTTCTCCAAGTTTGGATGAGTTCTTAACTCCCTGTGCACATAATGCAATCGGTTTCATCGTCGGATGTTCACCATTTCTTAATGGCTTATTAAATCGCCATATAGAATCACATTCAGTGCCATTATTAACTTCTATTTCATACCCAGGCACTCTTACTACAATATGGTCCGTTTCATTAGAAAAATGAAGAATATAGTCATTTCCATCTTTTTCGATTTCAAGAGGAAGATTGTCATCAATCACAGTAGATTGTTTTCTGCCACCATAAAACTTATGACTAGCACCAGGTTTCCATCCATATAGAATTGGTTCATGTTTCCACTGGTAATCTTGACGCCCCATTACAAATGCATTCTTAACCCAAATCAGGCATTGTTTGATAAGTAAATCATTATCACGAATCGCACGCCTAAATTGACCTCCACAGCTATCAGAGTGGCATATATAAAACGCGCCACCAGGTTTCAATGCTTTGTTAACCAAAGCGAATACATCATCAAGAAATATATCAAATTCAGCATCTGACATATTATCGTTTTGAATGGTAAGAGCTTCCTTTGTACCTCCCTCATAAGCCACGTTATACGGTGGGTCTGTAAATACCATATCAACAACGTCCCCCCCCCAGTAGACAATCAAGAGATTCTGTCTTTGTTGAGTCGCCACACAATAACATATGCTCACCTAGCATCCATACATCACCGAACTTTGTCATAGGTTCTTTAATTGATTTGATAGCTTCTTCTGCATCAAAATCATCCTCATGAACTTCATCTGCCATTACCTGGTTTAATAGGCTAGCTATATCATCGTCAGAATAGCCTGTGAACTCAGCAAAATCTCCCGTATCAGCTAATAACTCTCCTAATAAGGTATTATCGATATCTGATAGTTCGGCGATTCTATTATCTGCAATCAGGTCTGCATACTCTGCAGCTTCGCTTTCATAATCCTGCCGGTCAATTGGTACAGTATCTAGGCCTAATAATTGTGCAGCCATTAACCGCCCATGGCCTCTTACAATGAACCCTGAACGGTTACTCACCGTAATCGGAGCTCGCCAACCTTGTACTTTTATCACTTTGGCTAACAACTCTACTTGTTTATCACTATGGTGGTTGGGATTTCTAGGGTTTGGAACTACAGATGCAATATCTACTAAATCTGTATACGCGCAATGGATCATAATGTTATCTGCCATTATTTCAGTACTCCTTTGTTTTGCTTATATTTACCGCACTCTTTATGAACCTTTGCGGTTTTTGTCTTTACTAACGAATGTGATGGTGCATACGATTTACACATATGGTCTATATGAATTCCATTGGCCTTACACCAACCTTTCACATTATTAAGACATCGCCTCTTTTCACAATACACATCTGTCAATCGTATTCACCTCACCTTCTTAAGTTTGTATACAAAAAGACCGCCCAATCGTATAGATTCGGCGGTCTTCTTGCTTTTGTGTTCTAGGTATTCACTGTGTCGAGAGAGATTAATCGTTTCCCTATTAACTCACACTATCATTATAAACTGTCAAGAAGGACAGGTCTAGGACAGTTTTGGGACAATTTTCAGGCTAGCTTTGTGTTTAACCCAATAACGCCCCATAGCAAAACTGATAACTCTTCAATGCCTCTTGCAATATAACGTTTGATAGTCCGTACATCAGGCTTTTCAGGAAATGATTCAGCAATCTCTTCTAATGTTTCTCCATCAATATAATACCTGCGCATGCACTCACAATACTTAAATTGTTTTGCGCTACACTTCTCAGCATAGATGTCGAGCATATTATTCACATGCCTCATCATCAATGCTGTTTTTTCTTTGCTTTTAACAATCGCATTAACTTTTACAACGCTCTTATCGTCAAACATATCCATTAACAGTTCATTGAGCCATATATCCTCGGCTTGTGTCGAATCCGTGATAGCATTGTCTACGTATGACTGTAACTGACTATAATGCTTAAGCAGCTTGATCGTATTGTGTCGAAGTTTACGACCTAGCTGTGCATTTTCTTGCTTGGCTAATTCATAGTAGGTTTTTGTGGCCACCTCAGTGGCCAACCTAGTGATTTTTTCAATTTCGTATTCATTCAAATACATCTCCCCCTTTTAATTTTGTAGTTTAGTCCGAATTGTGTTTATACCAACTTCATAAGAAGCATCTAACAATAATTAAATCATGTTCATTGCTTTCCATTCGCTTAACACAAATGTAGCAATACCATGTTTCTTGGCGTATTCATATTCGCCTTTACAGCCTCGGCTAGTCTCCCAGCCATCACACAAGACCAGTACATCACAATGATTGAGTAGGCCTAAACATATCCCTAAGCCAAATTGATATTGGTCTCCGGTTAAGTACATGAACCCATAATTATGGATAGGTGATACATAGTCATGTGTAACATCAACCATCACCAGTTCTTGCATGATTTTGTCTATTTTTTCTTTATTGCTCTTCTTACCACCATATGGATGAGCCACATATACTAGCTTTTTCTTCATAATACCTCACTTTAATTAACGCTCTTTATAGGAATATACTCATACGTTCCGATATGTGCAGGATTACATAATTCTCTGTATCAGTTATAATTTCATCTGCCATCGTGCCTATGAACTTTCTATTGTCATTTTCTAACACACCTGCCAATTGTAGACCATCAAGAATAAATTTCTTAGCGAACGCTACATTGTCAGGATCATGCCTGGTCGATGAGTGCCATTCAAATAACAGGTCTACTTTCCCCTTAACCGATTCTATCTGTTGTGATAGACATTGTTCTTTGACCTGCTCGGTGCATTTCTTTTTCATAGCAGCCGCCGCTATGGTCGAACCACGCTCACAATCAATGTACTCGTTCAACGTAGGGAACCTATCATGGGTTTTCTTTCTAAACCGAAACTGACAACGTAGGATAATCTTCATCTGTGCGAGTCTCCCCAAAATATAGCCTCTTCATAATCTTTGCCACGTAATCTATCAATCACTCGTTCGCTATAATGGTCTTTTGTTTGGTCGTTATTATAATTAGTTGTCAGTATAACTGGCTTCATATCATGGTATCGGCCAATAATAATGCTTTCAACTTTTGTGTGCACCCAATCAGATTTAGAATACTCCGCTCCAAAATCATCTAATAACAATAGCGGAATATTCCTGAGCTTTTGTTCATAATTTAGAAACGCAACTCTATCACCCTTAGATAAGGTGAGCATGATATCCAATAGACTAGGCATAGAAATCATCATACAGCCCTGTTTTAGCGCTAGAACCTCTTTCAGGATACTAACTGCTATAGAAGTCTTTCCAGTGCCAGCAGGCCCCCTTAAAATCAATCCTTTGCCACTTTTAAGATTTGCCTCTAAGTTATCCACATAATGTTTTACTACAGCATATGCTTCTGAATTTTCTTTAGGAAAGCTGCCATGCTTACGTAACCACTCAAAATCCATATCATAATATCGCCGAGGGATACCAACTGCAGCATAATGTCCATTGACATCATTCTTAATCACTACAGGCTTATCATACACAGGATAAAAGAACTCATCCTTTACCATGGACTCTCTCGTATTCTGCTTGCCAGTCGACTTCTTCCTTTTTTCGAGAAACGTTTCTAGCATTTCCGTTATGTTTACTTGCTCCAAAATCTTTTTGCACCTCCTTCTTTAGATTTCCTGCTGTGACAGTTTCAACATACTTGATACTATTACCGCCATTATCAGCTGTGGTATTAATAGCAACAATAACTCGTTCCTTCCCATAAGACTCAACCAGATCATCTAATCGGTCTTTAATGACAGGTGATACATCTCCGATTGCTTTCATGTACAAATCGTAAATGGGCTTATTTTTTACTTCATCATCGTCAAACATAGATAGAGGATTTTCATCTTCACGCGCGCGCGTATCTCTCTCTATATTATTAATTTCCTTTCCTTTCCTTTCCTTTTGTTCGTTTTGTTCAACGACCGTTGAATCTCGTTGAACGACCGTTCGTTTTTGTTCCTTTTTTCTTCGTGCTTCGCCACTTTTAATGCCTGCGAGCCTACGCTGTTCCTGCTTTTTTTCAAATTTACTTCTTCGTTCTTCTTGTCTGCGAATTAAACTAGGAGACCAAAAATACTCGTCATCACATTCGAGCAATTCAAAATCATTAATTAACGAGTTTACAAACAAAAATGACTTATTTGAACAAAAGAAAGTATGTTCATTTTCGTTCAACGGTCGTTCGTTTTCGTTCAACGGTCGTTCGTTTTCGTTCAAAATTCCCAATTCTTTATCGAGAGCAATAAAGGTATATTTTTTAAAAGGCAGTCTATAGTCCTCAGATGAAGCTAGTTTTTCAATTAATTTCCACCACCACGCATATGAAATAACCCCAAACTCTGACTCCATTGCTACGATTTTAGGATCATTGCTCGCATTAACATCGTGGCTGAAGTAATATACATCCTTAGCCATCTATTACTCCTCGTCTGCAAATAAAGCCCCTTGTGCACGTTTACCAGCAATAAACCTTACACATTCATCAATTAAGTCTTGCACTGAAATAGCGAATGTACGGTCTGCATACTCTACTGGCAACCAATCTGTTTTGAATTTCAGTTCATCAGTTGAGGTTGCATCTTGTATAATGCCTTCAACGCTGACTTTCTCCACCACATCCTCGATAACGCCATATTTAAACTTGAATGACCGTACGACAAATGGGATATTAAACTCTTCCAAGAATTCAAAGTTCTTTTTCATAATAGCTTGTAGTCGGCTGAAAGCTTGCATAAGTTCAGGTCGTGGGTCATCTTTAGACTTGATGGTAAAGACATCTGTCAGGCCTGTAGCAGATGGTTTCTGATAGGCGATATTGATATCGTTATCTGTAATTTGAATCGATTTAACAATCATAATGGACTCCTTTCTTGTTCTACGACTACATATTTACCGGTAGCGGCTTCAACAGCTTGTTTAAACATAGCTGCATCAGAGTTTTCATCAGATAAATGAAGCAGTCGAATGTCCTGGCACTTAGTAAGATCCATAGACTTTAGAAATTTAATAACATTCTCTAACGAAAAATGGGATTGAATTAATCGTTCCATACGTTTCTCATGTAGGCATCCATCGTCAACGCGTTGGTTTAGGATTTCATATGAATGATTACACTCGACCATGATATGATTCACATCTTTAAATATGTACCGACAATAATAGGTGTCGGTAATATATAAGAGTTTCTCTTCACCATCGGTAATTAAAAAACCAACATTCGGAACATCATGCTCTAATTCAAATGGTAGTATAGTAAAACTGCCAATAGAAAATTGAATCTTAGGCGTTATATAGACCACTTTATGATGTCCTGCAACATAGATAGCCTCAGCCGTGTCTTTTAGCATGTACACACGATGCCCGAGTTTTAATAAGTCAGAAACGGCCTTGCAATGGTCTCCGTGTTGGTGGGTCACTAATACGCCACATAGATGCACAAAATTAAATCGACAATAGCGCTGTATGTCTTTAAATGCTAATCCTGCATCTAGTAATAATTCGTCCCCATTAGTTGAGGTTTTGATTCGGTAGCAGTTCCCTTTTGAGCTACTACCGAATGCTTGAATACTAATCACAATTAATCACCAAACATATTGACGACTTCGCCTGTTTCAGGATCTACGAATTCATTCGTAGGAGTAGGCTCAATATCGATTACTTCGCTATTAGCATTCTTTTCTATTGTTTCTGCAACTACATCTGCAGTATCAACAACCTTGCCTTCAACATCGATAATTTCATCTGCAGTCTGTAGTCCCATACTAATTTCCGGGGCTGTAGTTCTAATCAACCAAGCTGCTGCCCTGTAGCGTAACATTTGGTCCGGCATCGTTTTCCATTTACTACCTTTTTTATCGTACCAACCTTCTTGCTTTGCTAGTGCGATAGTTACTTCAGGGCCCGCTATAATTTCATCGCTCCCTTTTTCTCGAGTATAAGCGACAATGCCTTGGCTATCGGTTCCTCTTTCTCCAGTTGGTCTATATTTAATAGCTTCAAACCGTCCACATTGATTAAACGTGGCAATTAAAAATTTAGAGGACCAACCAGGATTTCCATATACGATATATAAGTTTTGCATCACCATTAATGGGCTAGCGTTCATTCGCGTTGCCATTTCCAAAGCGATAATAGCGTTCCCCATATTCTGTTCCCCCTGGAATTGTTGAGGAACTAGCGTGGAATGTGTAAACATTTTCGCTTGCCGTTGTAGCAATTCAAACCCCTCTGCAGATTGAAAACCAGGTAGATTAGTATTGCTTCTTGTTACTACTTCATTTGCCATTGTGTGCCTCCTATGCTACGTCTTCACATACAGCGTGAATGTTTAATTTAGTTAAGATACTATGAATTTCTAATCGGCCTTTTTGTGTCCATTTAGTCGTGATTTTTGAATCTAAGCGACCATCACTTCTACAAAATGTAAAAGTTTCTGATTTAGTAAAACCTTTCGCCATATGCTGCTTGTAGAGAATCCATTGATCACCGACCTTACGTTGTAGACCAGCTTCATGCAAAATTTTATTTAACTCTTGAGCACTAAGGCCATAGTCAGCTGCAATTTGAGTAATCGCCAAACAGGATTTACTTGAGAGAATTTTATCTACGTAATCCTTAACCGGTTTAAACTCTGCAATCTGCTGTTCTTGTTGTGCTACAATGGCTTTCGTTGCATTATGTGATTCTACCTCATTAGCATAGGCTCTAAGAGCTTCAGGCAATGTCTTTGGAATAGTTAAAGAATATGATCCCGTCTTGCGGAGTTCAGGAAGCACTTCGCTAGTAACCCACCGCTTAAATTGTTTTGCATTCGTAAGCTTAGAGCCAAATACTAAAGCATATACTCCGGATTCATTTATTACAGTCATATTTCGAGCTTGACCTGAGGTGGTGATTCGCCATGTCAGCTTATCCTCCTCATCAACATGTGCTTTTAATGCGTTGACAGTATCTTTATATCCCAACGCTTCAGCAATATCTTTGCCGGCAAAGTAAATGTCATCATCTTTAATCACAGTTCGAATTTCACCAAATTCTGAATTATTAAATACTTTCATTATTTCGTTCATACTTACACCTCCTTAACCACTAATTGTGGTTCTGATTCATCAACAATGAGCTTAATTGTTTGGCTATTAACAGGAATAAACTCAGTCACCGCTTCAGCATTATCGATGAACACCGGAGCATTGACTTTAAAATAGCCAGTCAATGCATTGATAATATCCAAGCCTACATTAATGCGTGCTGCGTTATTCATGCTGCGATACGGAACCCCTTTATAGGTGGTTTCGCAACATTCCTCAACGTTTCCGTTAATCATGACATTAAACATCTTGAATCGTGCTAGTTTGAATCTCGAGTTAATAACATCTTCCAGCATGTTAACCTTGGCCTTAACGAATTCATCCATCAGATAAGAGGCTTCATCGAGCTTTGATTTTTCTGCTGCTAATTCAGCCTGTTGACTTTCTAACTCTGCTACACGAGTATCAATCCGTTTAACCTCTTCGTATTTATTTAATTCAGTTTCAAGGTTAAAGCGGTGTTCTTTCGTTGTGGCAATACGTTTGTCTATGTCTGCAATTTCTTCAGAGTGATCTGTATTAGATTCATCGAGTTTCATCTGCAACATAAACTCTTCTGCTTTTAAATCAGCATATATAGAATCATCATCAAGCACTGGAGCTGTTAGCTGTCCAATTTCATCAGTTATGGTTTGTTTGACAAGTTCTTTCGCCTTAATAAGGGCCTCTAATGTTTCAATAGGCTCTAAACTGGCATTTCTCTTTTTAATATTTTCAATGTCTTGTTGCTTCAGTTCAATAGACTGATTGATTTCTTCTAATCGCTTAGATTTTCTAAGGTTAAAATTCGTTTCAGCTTTTTCACGTGTAGCTTGAATTTGCTCTGCAGGAAGTTTTTGTCCGCAGGTTGGACAATTCTCATCGATATCCATTACAAACGCATCCTCGTTAACCTGCTGACGTTGATGCATTAGCTCGTTAATAACGCTCTCGATATGTTGAATATCCCTATTGGATGTATCAAGACGATGCTTAGTGTTCTCAACCTTAGAAGATAGATTGTTAAGTTCAGATACAACCATATCGTATTCATTCGACTTTAATGCAGATTGTTTTTTATATTCCATCTGCAGTTCACTTTCACGAGCCATCAATCGACGTTGTACGTCTCTAAGCTCCGCTCTAGTATCAACAACAGCATGTCCATTCACTAATAATGCTTTGTCTGCCTCTAGAGTTTCTAGCGTTGTAGTTGCTAAGCTAATCTCCTGAATAAGAACGTCTCGAGGAGTATCAATGGTAGGTTTACCGCGCAAGGCCTCATCAATTCGAATTGGAATCATATCCAGCTCTTTATTGATGGCGGTTTTCTTAGCAGCTACTACCTTTCGATGATCGTCTACACTATGGCCTGATAAGATATCAGTCAATGCTTTTAGCTCACTATATTCTGCAATAACATCCTCATCTGATATATCTCCGCACATCTCAAGTAATAGCTTTCTGCGGTTCTGCCAGGAATATGTTTCGTTGAAATACAACGGATTAGTAATTAATTTGAAAATATTTTCATCAACTAATGAATTTACAATTTCCTTATATTCCTTTTCTTTTTTAGGAACGCCATCAACAAAGTAGTCTGTCGTATGACCTGTCATAGTGAGTTCACCACCACGAGGGGATGAGTACTTCTCCCGGTACACACGCTTTAATTCAACAGTGCCTCCTTCATCCAATGTAAAAGTGCCTGTGACTTCGTGATTAACTTTATGGACAGGCTCGCCCATATCCAATGTTTTGATTTCAAAATCGGCTCTGTCTAAGCTATCCTTACCGAATAGCAACCAACATACGGAGTCAAATACAGTCGTCTTACCAGTAGCATTATCTCCGCGGATAATAACATCACCGTTGAAATTTATAGTAAAGGCTTTCAAGCCTTTAAAATTTAGTAATTCTAATTTTGTGAGTTTCATAGTGTTCTCCTATACAACATTAGCGTCCACATCAATGGTATGAGGTTCAATCTTCAAACGATTGGCCCATTTCATCACTGTAGAGTGAATTTTATTGTCTTTTTTTAGTTGTGCATTCGCGAATAACTTCGCTTGTACTAGATGATTAAATTTAGGTTGACCCTTTTTAACCTTATTACCAGTGGCTAGTTCTAAGCATGCAATAGGATTCATGTCATCATCCGTGACAACCACAATTGCTGCTTGCCCTTGAATGACACGGTCACGATATGAACCTACACAGTTCTTCAATCGCTTTCCATATGTCATTAAATCAGCTGCAGTTTTTGGGACCATAAAGTGCATCCCATTCATATCTGCTTGTAATTGAGGTTGAGCAGGCAATATTACATCTCCATATTCCTGCTTATTAAAGATATTGATTACTTCGTCATGGAAGTTCTTCAACTTGAATCGTTTCTTCCATAATGCCTCTTGGTATTTTGGCTCGAGTTTTGCGTGCATATCCACACAATCTTCTATAGCGCGAATGTCCTCACCTAATAGCCAACGTAATATGGTAGGTTCACCGCACCGGTTAATTAGTTGTTGCCACATAAACGTTGCATGTGGGCTTTTTAGCTTCATCGCCTTACGTACATCATTAGCATTGTGGGCCTTACCAAAATATAGGTCCGTACCTTCATGCCTACTACGCTGTAATGTGAGTATCGTGCGTCTACAATTCTCATCGTTAAAAAGATTAAGAACATCAGACATGTATACGCTCAATGGATCATCAACCATATGCTTCCGTAAGGCTCTACTGTTAGGAGCCTTATATGATTGTCTAAGCGCTGCTTGAAAGTTCATACCTTTTCTTGTAGCCCCTAGCACATCGTCATCAAATGGGATATTTGTATATCGATATAAGCAGTAAGCGTTGGTCCAATACACATATTGTTTCATTAAGCTAACAATGCTAGGCATATCAGGTGCCGATAGCTTCAGAATCATATTGAGTAGCATCGTAAAATGGTAGCCGTTTTCTTCCGTAGCACCTGGTGCCACATATACATCCTTTGTTCCATATCCGTAAGTTTCCTTCAATCGTTTTTCAAACATTAGCCGTAACGCCTTAAATGTTTTGTTTAAATACTTCCGGTTAAAATCTGTCATGGCGTATGAATCGCCAAAGAATTTCAGTACCGGCATAATCTCGTTTTCACGGATATAATCAACAGTCAATTCATGATGGATTCTAAATCTATCAATAAATGTCGCCTTACGCTTTTTGAAGTCAAATCGTAATGTTTCTGTACACATCCCTAAGTCATTTTTTTTGCCATCAAAGAAAAGCTGGATAGCTTGATATCGAATCTTCAAATCTAGGAAGTGCTTATAATTGATAACTTCGACATAAGCCGATACAGGATATACGCTCTCATCATTTATAGAGAAGTAAATTTTATGATCATAAGGATTAGAAGAGGCTCGACAATTTGGACAGGTATAGTATTTTGAACCGGTAACATATCCATTTTGATATGAATATTTACGCTGCCAGCTACCGCCAAACGTAAATCCACAATCGATATGGTGTATAGTTGTATATTCCGCACCGTAAGGAGCCTCTAGAATTACACTATCGAACATTTTGTGAATATAGGTACTGGATACAATCTCCACAGTGAATACCCCCTTTAATCACCAAACATAGCGAATAGGTCTTCTGCTTCCTTCTCTTCGACAGGTGCAGGCTCTACTTCTATCACTGGCTTTGGTTCTTCTTTAGGCTTAGACTTTTTAGCCGTAGTCTTTGCTTTCTTGCTTTTAGTTTCAGCTTCCTCCGCTTTAGGCTCTTCCTTTTGCTTTTTAGTAGGTTCTACGATTTCACAAGCTTTTACAATAGCATTGGATGCTTTCATGACACCTTCTGTATATGCTATACCTGCTTGGTATTCTTCAGCATTACCAGGGTCAAGCTCGATTGCTTTATGTAATGTATCCAGCGCCTTTTTACAGATGTCAGCTTGAGCTTTAAATTGTTGCTTAGTCATATTATTCCTCCCCTGCCATGATAGATTTCAAATCAGTGATAAGATCATCTGTTAATGAGTCACTGGATGGACGAGTAACACCGTGCTTGCCAAAAATTGCAAGTGCTTTTTTTGCTTTTACGCCGTCCTCACCCATCCATTCACGGAATTCTTTATAGAATGCTTTTTTATCTACCGGTTCAGCAGTTACATCTAATGCTGCATCCTGTTCCGGCGTTTCAATAGTAGCTGGTTCCTCAGGTGTTTCAGCAGGAGCAGGTTCTACAACCGATTCTGTTACCGGCTCAACCTTTTCTTCTTTTTTAATTTTTGTTGGCTTACCTTCGAAATCTGTTACAGGAACATCATCTGCAGGCACTGGCACTTCATTTTCTAAGATTTCTACCTTACAACCTTCAGCTTCAAGTTGATTTATACCTTCTGCAATCTTTTTACTACTCTTTTGAATTGCTTTCTTGAATGTATCCTCGAGTTTACTTTCTGCTAGTTCAAGACTGGTGCCTGCCTTTACTTTAACAATTGGCTTTTCTGACATGCATTGGCCTTGGCATTGATGATTTAATCGTTCGTTCCAATCTGCTACTTGCACTGCTAGATCGTCCAATGTATTGAATTTAATAGTTAAGATATTTTGATTTTCCATGATTTAATCTCCTTTAGAATTGAAATATTAATTCTCCATCAACTAGTTGACCTTCTACAACTTTTGGCATTCCTAGTTTTATCAACTTATCAATGACAGCTCGCTTTTGAGTAATAAAAATGCATCTGCGTTCAATCTGACTCGCCGTCGGTTTAATCACAAATGGTTCGGTCTCCACTGCAGGGGATACACATATTACTCTGTTATTAATATCAATACCGACCTTGAAATACTCTGGGCCTTTAATTTTCCGATAGGCCATCATTGATAATTTGATATAGCTCTTACATGTAACAATAGCAACTTTCATAGCTCTATCATGTTTACCGTTATGTTTTTCAAAGAAGCTAAAGTCAAATGTATTTATAGCTGGTTTTGATTTTTTCTTTGCTACAAGTTCAGGCATAATACCTCCTTTTTAGTAACGACTTAATGTGTTACAATTAACTTGGTTATTTAACTAGAGCTCGTATCTCATTGCCGTGAGTACGGGCTTTTTTACATTTATTTTTAATGTGTTCGTCATGGCATCTCTTACACACCCTAATAGCTTTTCGATTTACTTCATCGAATATATAACTATAGGTATATGGGATAATCCTTACGCCACATTTTGTACAATTAACACGCTTCATATATCACCTCCTAGAACCAAAAGGGCATCAATACAAATAGAGAAACAAATATCATGCAACTAACCAGAATGAATACAGCCAAAAATAATGCTTGCATTAATGTTTCCATTATTCACCTCCATGTTTAACTACATATAGCAACATGGCACTCGCCCATAATATCCCTATGGCCATTACTAGATCAGGTATGACAAAGCCTTGTACATCTGAACCCTCTAGCAACCCGAACATTATAAGGGACGCTATCATGATAAATTTATTCATCTTTCACTCTCCTATTCTTGCCTGGCATCGTTTCGCTAGCCAGGCATTAAACGAATCTAAATGAATTAAGCGTTTACCACCACGCTGTCCGATTTTCATGGACGGAAAATCAAAGTCTTCCGCCCATTGACGAATCACTGCAGGTGCAACGCTAGCCAGTTCTGCGGCCTCATCAACTGTGACGCAGAGTTTATTTCTATTCACGGATATCTCCTTTCGACACAATAAATACTTTTGATATAATCACCTTGAAAGGAGGTGATTATTATGGAAATGATAAATGTATCATCTTCAAATGTTTCCGCCATTGGCTATGAAGATGGCATCATTCAAGTGCGGTTCAAAAATGGATCCGTATACCAATACTTCAGCTGTAGTGAAAGTTTATTTCAATCTTTTTTGAATGCATCTTCAAAAGGGAAATTTGTGCATCAGCATTTAGTCCATAAACCACAACGCAAAATTAGATGACTAATCATCTATCGGCACGCCAATTTCGGTATTGCACACATTCACAAAAGTGTCTGTCACCAATATCGTCGTATGAGGTGTGCCGTTTTTTCTTACCCATTCCACTAATGGTCTAGCTGCTAATGCTAGTTCTTCGCGTTCTTTTGTAATGCGATCTTTTACTGCTTTCATTTAGTGTCTCCTCTCTACCGCTATTAACTTTGTTGACGGATTAAAACCCACGTCCAGCAACTACAATAATCAAAATTCCTGTTAACACGAGCCCTACAATATATCCGATGACAAACTCCATATTTTCATCTCCCATCTTTCATTTACTAAAAGGCTACTTATACTTAGGAGTTAATACAGCAATATAATGCGGCGCCGGTTCAACATCATCAGCAGTAATAACGGCGACTACTGTATCGTCATCTTCGTTTTTAATAACTATTTTTGTAAACATATCAGTATTCAGAATTGTATTTTTTGTCATGAGAATCTCCTTTCATAAGTCGCATATTATGCGACTATATTTGCAAAAAAAATTTCATTGATATCGTTGTATGTTAGACATAATGCTTTAGCAATTTTATCTACATCACTGACCGTAAAAGCCTCTCCTGACTTATTAAATTTCCTGTAAACAGTCGATTTATCGACGTTTAATATTGTTGCTAAATCTGCAATAGATACATCCTTTTCTACTAATTTTGCTTTTAATTTTCTAGTGTTCATAAATTACACCTCCTTTCAAGTCGCTTTTATGCGACATCTTCTGATTTGATATTAACCCATCGAACAATGCATGTCAACAATATTTTTCGCATTTTATGCGATTTTATAAATATTTTAAGAATAATTGTTGCATTTTTGCGATTTATATTGTATTATGTAAACAACTAGAAAGTGAGGCTTCCCATGAGAATCGGAGAACGTATAAAACAAAGAAGACTAGAATTAGGGTATACAGCTGATGCATTGGCTAAGATGTTAAATAAAAACAGAGCTACTATATATAGATATGAAAATGGTGATATTGAGAACATGCCAATTGACGTTCTTGAACCATTAGCTAAAGCTCTTAACACTACGCCTGCATATTTAATGGGTTGGACTGATTCCCAACAATCAATAGAACCTAAGCCTACTGAAGGATATTATGATGACCCTGAAGCCGCCGAATTCGCGGAATACTTACGCACACGTCCAGGGGCACGCATGCTCTTCTCCGCTGCAAAAGATATGTCTAAAGAGGACATGGAAGAAACCGTCAAATACATAGAGTTCTTAAAATCTAAACACAAGTAATACACACAAGGGAGAGTGTTATCGTTGGTTGTAAATTTGATTTACTGCGACTTACCACATGCCAATGCTGTGTCAGAGGAATGTGAAGATGTAGATACTCATAATATCTACATAAACAAAAACCTCCCTCATGATCGCATGAGAGAGGAAATTAAACATGAATTAATGCATATTATTAATGATGATTTTTACTTAGATGAACACGTGAACCTTGTCGAACAAATGGTTCGTAGGTCACATATAGATGATTCGGAATTAGAAAATATCGACTTTTATCATCATTTTAATGTGTAATTACACATAAGGGGAGAAACCATGAAGAAACTAATTATTATTGCTGCACTAGCTTTAATATCTACATTACCGGTACAGGCTGTAACATTTCAAGAGTTAAACCCATATAATGGGTATATGCAGATTCCAAATCCTATGGGCGAAATTCAATTCATACCTATTGAATCATTAGTGACCGAAAAGGACAATGGGAACAAATTAGAAATCATTCTACCTGTATATGGCTATAACAACGGAGATACTGCTATATCAAGTTCTACCAAACGATTTACTTATGATTTTATAAATCATACAATCACAATGGAAATCATAGAAACTACATTCTACGATGGTAGAACCGGTCGCGTTATATTCCATTCATTTATTAAGAAACCTAAACGCGTTGAATTACAACCTAATACGTATGGATATCTAGAAGCTATGGGTGCCCTAGGAAATGCACAGCGCACTGGTAAGTACACGCCTAAAACACAAAACTAATAAAAAAAGCCCCTACTCTGCTACCAACAGAATAGGGGCCATGATACACACCTTAGAGGCATATACCAAAGAATACTATTATTATACCACAAAACCTCTAAGGCTTATTTAATATACCCAAATTTAGGCCTAGGAGGTTATTTTTATGGCAAAAAAGAGAGCCGATGGACGATACCAGGTATCGAAAACCATCAACGGTAAGCGTAAATTCTTTTATGGCACTACCAGGAAAGCAGCCATAGAAGCTATGGAGAAATACATAAATACTAATCAATCATGTGCTAATTTCGATGATACTATTTCATTAAACACCTGGATCAATATATGGTTACAACTAAAGGAAAAAAGAATCACACCTGCCACCTATCAAAGCTATAATGGAATCATTAATCGCTATATTAGGAGTAAAATTGGCGGTGTAAAACTGGCAGAAATTAAGCCAAACACTTTGAGATATGTGTTTGAATCTATGAATGGATTGTCATCACGAACGATATCTTATACTATGACAATACTTAGCTCGATATTGGAACAAGCTGTAAAGGATGATATCATCCCAAAGAATTATATGAGAAACCTAGATAGGCCGAAGCAAGTAAAAGTCAGACATATGGTAACGCTAACTGCAGATGAGGTTAAAGGTTTCCTCGCTAATATATCTAACACAGAGCACCACGCACTATTCAAATTAGCATTTGCATCTGGTATGCGGCGGTCTGAATTATTAGGCTTAAGATGGTCGGATATTGATTTTAAGAAATCAACTATATCTATTTCACAAACAGCCCTCAAAATCGGATCTACTGCAGTTATATCTAATACAACTAAGACCACATCCTCAAAACGGATAATTGCCATTGATACGGAAACACTCCAGGAGCTTATGAAGCATAAAACGGTCATAGACAAGCGCAGAATTAAAACCATGAACTGGATTAATAATAATCTTGTATTTCCTGGTATAAAGGGTGCTCCTCGCTGTCCTGATGAAGTCAGCAAACTATGTAAAAAATACGCCAATTTAATCGGTAAGCCATCTTTTACTATGCATGGTACTAGACATACCCACGCCACCCTTCTCATTGAAAATGGGGCCAATATGAAAGCCATACAGGAACGTCTAGGACATGCTTCATTCCAAGAAACGATGGATACCTACTCACATGTGACACCTAAAATGGAAGATGACATCATAGAACGTATTTCTAAAATATTCTGATGTCAAAATGATGTCAAACCACGCAAGACTTTATGATGTCAAA